TTAATGAGACTTGGAAATGTGGTTTATAAAACAATGCCAAATAATAAGAATGAAAATTATATAGTTTGGGTTTTTATAAATGATGATAAATTTAAAAAAGATTTTGAAGAAGTGTTGACGGAATACAAGAAAAATATTGATTGATACGGTCATTTTGTCAATTATTGGTAGGGTCATTTTGTCCATACGGTAGGGTCATTTTGTCAAACCATACGGACATTTTGTCCAAGATGTGGGGTCATTTTGTCAAGATGTAGGGTCATAATGTCCTATTACTATACTATTACTATACTATTATAAGACTATTATAGGTGGACGCAATCAAAGATTGCTTTTTTCGCTACGCTCACAACTTTGGAAAAAAAGAAAAAAAAGGAGTTAAAAAAAACAATGAGAAAAAATAAAAATGAAAGATTTATTAAAGCATATAATCAAATAAGACATTCAAAAGATTTAGATTTAAATGAAAAAGAGATATTAAATACTATACTATCTTTTAAGGGTAATAATAAACCTTGCTATTATTCTTATAATGAATGGGCAACAATATTGTCTTGTTCAAATAAAACAGCAAAAAGAATAATGAATAATTTAAAGGATAAAGGTTTTATAGTTTGGCAAAGTGGAAGTAATAACAAATCAAATATATATAAAACAACAAAATTAGTAGATGATACATTCTTTAATGATAATGAAAATAAAAAATTTATAAGGTCATACAATCAAATAAGATATTCAATTAACATAGATTTAAGCGAAAAAGAAATAATAAACACTATATTGTCTTTTGAGGAAAATAATAAAACTTGCTACTATCCTTATGATAAATGGGCAATAATATTATCATGCTCAGAAAGAACCGCAAGAAGGACAATGAAAAAATTAAGAGAAAAAGGCTTTATCAACTGGAAAACTGGATATAATGATAAATCGAATAGATATAAAACAACTAAATTAGTAAATGATACGTTTTTTAATGGTGAATTTAAGATAATACATAAAAATAAAAATCAAAATGATAATAAACCAAAAAAACAACAAGAGCCTTCAGCCCATACCGAGCCATTACAGGAAACTAAAAAAATGCCCGACGAAAGCAAATTCGCTGATGATGTCGAGTTTAAATATGTACCATTAAACGAAATGAAAAAAAGAGAACCTTTAAGTTATGATGAATTTGTTAAAACACTACCCAAAGAATCTTTTGAAACTGGGGAAAAGTTAGACGATTCTTTATTTGCTGATGATTTTGAATTTGAACACATACCATATGAGAAAAATAAACCTTTTGAGAAAAAAGAAAAAATGAGCGATGAGGAATTTAAAAAAACATTACCCAAAGAATCTTTTGAAACGGGAATTAAACTCGATGATTCTTTATTTGCTGAGGATTTTCAGTTTAATTATGTACCTTTACATAAAAAAAGCAAAGTTAGGGGAGAAAATGACCCAAAACCAAAACAAAAACAGAAAAAAGAGAATAAAAAAAGTGAATATAATAATTCACCTTTTGCCCCTAAATCATCAAAACAATATAAAGAATACGCATTGCTAAATGATACAGAATGTTTTAAAGGAGGAATATAAACAATGGCAAAAGGAATTAAAAGTCGCTTACAAGAAATTGTATCAAGCGAATACAAAGTAATATATATTTTATGGAAATACTATCCCGAGTATTTTAACAAGGAATTTAAAGACGTTGAGGAATTGGCAAAAAATTATAAAATGTTTCCAAAAAGTACAGATAAACAAATGGCGTTGAACTGGGAAATTGACGAGGATTTTCAAAGAGGGGTTAAGTTTTTATTAGAAGTTTTACATCATAAAAAAATGATTGAGATTTACAATAAATTTTATGAGCAATCAAAAAATGGAGATGTTCAATCAGCGAAGTTTTTAATTGATTTTAGCGAACAACTGTTCAACGAAAAACAAAGCCAAATTGAGGCGTTATTAAGTGGCATTGATATTGATGATGATGATTAGAGGGGGTGTTTTAAATGACCGACAACGAAAAGAAACTTAAAAAGATACTAAGCGACCCCGAATTGTTTATCGAATCGTTTATCAAGATAGTTGATAAAAAAGGGAAATTAGTTCCTTTCAAACTAAATCCGCAGCAAAAAGAACTTATAGATGGAATAGTTGAGGACAAGTACAGTATCTGTCTCAAAAGTAGACAATTGGGAATTACAAGTCTAGCACTTGCATTATCTTTATATTATGCGGTTACTAAACCGAATACAACGTGTTTATTGGTATCATATTCATTAGATAGTGCAGAAGGTATATTTAATAAACTAAAGCAAATGTATTTTGACATGCCCGAGGCTATAAAACCGAAATTAATAAATAATAATAGAAAAGAATTAAAATTTGTAAATAGGTCAAGAATTATTATTACAAGCGTTGGCAATAAATCAATCGGTAGAGGGCTTTCTATATCCATGGCACATATAAGCGAAGTTGCATTCTGCAAGGATACAATCGAAAAACAACTTTTATCCATAGAACAGGCACTTCTGCCCGATGGTAAAATAATTTTAGAAAGTACGCCGAATGGACTCAATCATTTTTCACAACTTTGGGCAAATGCAGAAAAAGGAAATAATATGTATACACCCCATTATTTTTCATGGGTAAACGATAAAATAATGTTCAAAGATGAATACGAGCAATTTTCTAATCATTGGATAGAAAAACATGGCAAATTACCAACAGTTGAGGAATTATCGGAAACCGAAAAAGAACTTTATAAACAAGGGGCAAGTATCAAACAATTAGTATGGAGACGTTTAAAAATCAGTAATTCAAGTGAAGAACAATTTTCCGCCGAATTTAGTTCAAATCCGATAGAAGCGTTTGTGAGCACTGGTTCAAACATATTTGACCCGACACAGATTCACAAAGAAATTAAAAGGGTATTAAATCTTAAAACCATATCAAAACCAAAACTATTACCCGCAAATCTTGTTCGTTTTTTCGGGCGTGAACTTCTAATGTGGGAACAACCCCAAAGAGGTAAAAGATATTATGGCGGAGTAGATACGGGCGAGGGTGTTGGCAAAGATAATTCCGTAATTGAAATTATTGACGAGGACGGGAAACAAGTCGCAGAATTTGCCAGTAATAAAATAAAAGCGTACGAGTTCGCCGCAATAGTTAATGAAATGGGAATTTATTATAATAACGCTTATCTAGTCATAGAAAAACAAGCAAGTGGACACAGTGTTGTCGATAAAGTTCGACATGATTTCAAATACAAAAATCTACATAAGTTTAAATCTTATGATTCTAGGGGAAGAATTAAGAAAAAAATAGGGTTTGTAACAAATGGAAAATCAAAACCAATAATCATTAATAGGTTTGTTGAACTATTTGAAACTCAACAAATTTTAATAAATAGTGCCGATTTATTGGGGGAAATGAAATTGTTTATATCCAAACCCAATGGACGTATGGAGCATATGTCAAAAAGCAACAATGATGATAGAGTGTTGGCATTTTCTATGGCTCTCGAAGGTTTGTCGGCTGGTATTCATTATGTTTAAGATAATAGGGTTCGACACCCTGTTTTTTTAGTGCTAAAAAGTGGGGTTACACGATTTATAGAAAGAAATAAACGATAATCAATATATTAGTAATGGTGTTGCTTATCTAAGAATAAAAATCGCTTAAAAATCTCTCAGAATTACGAAAATAATAATAAAAAGGGTGATAAAAATACATATAGAAAAGATGATACAAAGATATTTTAAAACGTTCAAAGAAAATCAAAAAACTTTAAAAATCCGAAAAGGTAGAAAATTAAGAACTAAAAGTGGCAAAAAGAAAAAGGTTAAATCTAAATCAAAAGAAAAAGATTACAACGGAATTGTAAAAACATTTTAGATTTTAAAAAACAAAATCTGTTCTTTAGATACTAAAAAAAATAGGAGGGTGAAAATCAAATGGAAAATATATATAAAACAGTTAGTAAAATTGACAAGATAAATGAGGACTTAAAAAACATAAAACAATTATTAAAGAAAATAATAAATGAAAGTGAGGAATAAAATATGGATTTATGGTTTGAAGAAGTAATCGACGAAACGGAGCATATTTCAAGAATTGCGAATGTGCTGAATAATAAACAGTATTTAAAAGGTCAGCACAAGGTATTATCAAGAAAAAATTTTGAGTTTAAAGGTGAAACTCTAACAACAAGTAAGATAGTATTAAACACTCTTAAAACGGTGATTGAATTTCATTCGTCTTTATTATTAGGGAAACCCGTTTCCATTAGTGGCAACAATCCTGAGTTGATAAAGGCAATGAATGAAATATACAAAGGTTCGGGATACAATAAACTTAATTATGAATTGATTGAGTCGCTTTATAAATACGGTGACGCTTTCGAGTATGTTTATAAAGAGAACGGACAAATAAAATCAAAACTTATAGACTCAGCGGACGCATATCCAGTATATGACACTCAGGGTGAGTACATATCTTTTGTTGAGCATTGGACGGATATATTGACAAGTTCGGAATACTATATAATATATACCCCAGAAACCGTTGAAAAATGGGATAATGAGGGTGGAGTGCTGACGAAAAAAGAAGAGTATAAAAATACTTCAGGTTTACCGATTCATTATAGTTTAGGTGACAACGGGAATTATAACTGGTTTGGTAGGTCTTTACTGGAGGATTTAAAACCTATACTGGACGAAATAGAAGTGTTGTTGTCTAAATTAGATGATTCGGTTTATACATTGAGTATGAATCCATTGTTTGTGGTATCGGGTCAAAAGGTAGAAAGTTCTATTGATAGTGGAATGGTAGGGCAGATATTAAACCTTGAGGACGGAGCAACGGCGGAATACAGTTCATCTATGATAGATACTCAATCGGTAAAGTTGCTTATTGATAATCTATTGAATCAACTGTGGACTATTGCAGGTGTGCCATCAAGCATTATAGGACAAGCGAACGTGAGTAATGTTTCAGAAGTATCATTGGAATTATTATTCCGTTTGGCTATAAATAAGGCAAGGAAAACCGAACATATTTTAAGAGATGGGTTCAGCAAAAGACATGAATATATAATGGAATATATGGGTATTGATAATGCTAGTGTTGACGTTGTGTTTAATTATGACTTACCTAGTGATACAGGGGAATTAATGGATAATATTAAAACGCAATATGAAATGGGAGCAATCAGCAAAGAAACTATAATTGAGCAATCACCATATACAAATGATGTGGGGTTAGAACTTGATAGGATAAATAAGAATAATGATAATGTTAGTGACTAATACAATGCTAATTAATATAATAAATATAGTAATAATATAGTGTGTGGTAGTAATATCAAGGGTTTAGGTGGTATGGTTAGTGGTATATAAAAAGGGTAGTAGATACAATATATAGTGTAATATACGAACGATATACACTAGATATGGTATAATGTTTGTATAATATAAAGACATATGTCATGTAGTGTGTGTTGATAGTGTTCGTGATAGTAGGACAATGTATGTGATATGTGTTCGATATACGAACAAGTAACATTACAGGTATATATATTGGGGGTATTCGGGTGAGGAAATTTGCCTGTTATTATAGGCTATATATACCCAAATATAGGGGGTTACAGCGATATGAGAGAGATTTAAGAGCATTTGAGCCAATTAGA